GCGGAATGGGAATATGTCCGTAACCGGGAGATCTATGAACAGGTCAATGATGATTTCCTGACGCCGGAGGACAACAAGTGGCTGCGACAGATCACAGAGGCAGCCAGGAAGCAGACAAAAGACACGCTCGTTAATATGGCACAGAGCTACGGATTTTCAGTCCTGATGGCAGGGAAGCGGGTGTTCACACCATTTGCCGAGTACTACCAGAAATACGTGGACACGGCCATCCAGGACGTTGTGACGGGCGGCACAGACTACAACTCGGCGATCCGGAAAGTCGTCACCCAGATGACGAACAGCGGGCTGAGGGTGGTGGATTACGCTTCCGGCCATACTAACCGGGCAGACGTAGCAGCACGCAGAGCCGTCCTTACAGGCGTGAACCAGATCACGGCACAGATCAGTGAGCACAACGCTGAAAAACTCGGCACAGACCAGTTTGAGGTGTCTTGGCATCCATGTGCGAGGCCGGATCACCAGACATGGCAGGGCAAGGTGTTCA